TAAGATGGTGCTTATTGAGACAAGTCACGCTTTAGATATAGGTTTTGCTGCAGCAGAGGCTGACATTACAGATAACGACATTATGTTACCTGCTGGTGTTCACAGTCTTGTTGTACCTAAAGCTATAGGTAATGCTACAATTTTAAATTACAGACGAGGTAGCGGTTCAAGTACGCTAGTTCGTGTTGTATTAACATAAAGGGGGTAACACAAGATGGCTAAAAAAGAAACACTAGGAGCCTACCTTAATAGAAATATTAAAGAATTAGGTAGCACTCTTGCCAAAGAAAAAGCAAAAGGCAAGAAGTACAAAAGCATTGCTGCAGCTAAGAAAGCTGGTGCTTTGTATTACACTAACAAAGCTGGCAAGATTATGGCTGCAGTTTATGGAGAAGACTTGAAGGTGCGTCCAACAGGAGTTCAATCTCGTAAGCTCTCACCTTCTACAGTAGGTAAGGGTCGTGGTGACGGTGAAATGGAGCTTGTTCAACGAAAAGATGATAAAAGAAAAGCAAACCTAAATCGTAGTAAAGCAGATAGACCCGGCAAAGGTAGTGATGAACCCATTACGAAAACTACTCCAAATAAAAAAGAAAAAGAGATTAAAGCTTCTTACAATAAAAACAAAGGTGGTCCTGTAACTAAGAAGCCTAAAGGTGCTTACGCTGCAGGTGGTATGCCTATGGTTATGAAGGGTGGCGTAAAAGTACCCGCCTTTGCTGCTGACGGTAAGGGTAAGATGAACATGGGTGGCATGGCTGTTGCTAAAAAGAAACCTGCAGCTAAAAAGATGATGGCTGGTGGTATGGCTACAAAGAAGAAACCTGCTGCTAAGAAGATGATGGCGGGTGGTATGACTAAAAAGTCAGGCTATATGTATGGTGGCATGGCAAAGAAAAAGATGAAGAAATAATGCATAACGGGATTGCAAACTTGTACGTAGTCCTTTAAATCAAAGCATGGTATAACTGTCTGTGGTAATACATAGAGGAGTTATACCATGTTTAAAACATTTATCAAAGCACTACAAGATAGTCAAATGCGTAGAGTACAATACTGGCAGTTAGTTAATATGTCAGATGCTTTGCTTAGAGACATTGGAGTTACACGTGGCGAAATTAAGCAAAAGTTCTACAACAAAGACCAAGGCTAAACCAAAGGTTAAAAGAGCCTACGCTAAGGGTGGCTCTACTGTAAATGCTGCAGGTAATTACACTGATCCTTCTAAGCGCAAACAAATCTTTAATAGAGTAAAAGCTGGTGGCAAAGGCGGCTCACCGGGGCAATGGTCTGCACGTAAAGCACAGATGGTTGCTAAGGCTTACAAAGCAGCAGGTGGAGGGTATACATCATGAAGGGCGTAAAGCATTATAAGAAGGACGGTACTGAACATAAAGGCGGTACTCACAAGATGCCTGACGGTTCTTTGCACACTGGTAAAGCACACAGTAAAACAAGTGTAAAACTAAGTCACTATAAAGACCTAAGTAAAAAAGCAAAGGCAAAAGCTGATGGCACTAAAAAAGTCACAAAAAAGTCTTAAGTCTTGGACTAATCAGAAATGGAGAACCAAAAGTGGTAAACCTTCTACACAAGGTCCAAAGGCTACAGGAGAACGCTACCTTCCAGCTAATGCTATTAAAGCTATGGGTACTGGGGCATATGCGGCTTCTACAGCTAAAAAAAGAGCAGATACTGCAAAAGGTAAGCAAGTCTCTAAGCAACCTAAAAGGGCGGCTAAAGCTTCCAAGCCGTACAGGAAAGTAACATGAGTAGAGTACTAAACGAAAAGCAGCAACTCTTTATGCAAGTCTTGTTTGATGAGGCACAAGGAGATGTTGTACAAGCTAAGAAGTTAGCAGGGTATGCAGATGGCTCCGCTACTAAGATTATTATAGAAGGTTTAAAAGACGAAATCTTTGAGGCTACAAAGACTTACATGGCACGACTTGGGCCTAAAGCGGCTGTAGCTTATGGTAGTGCTTTGATGGACCCTACACAGTTAGGCGTTAAAGAAAAGATGGTAGCTGCTGGTCAAATATTGGATCGTGCTGGTGTAGTTAAGACTGAGAAGGTTGCTGTTGAGGCTAGTGGTGGTTTGTTTATTCTACCTCCTAAAGAAAGTAATGATGACTAGGTTCTTTCCGTTTAATGACTTAGGTTATTGGATGCTACCTAAGCCTAAGAAGTTAAGGCACTGGGAGAGGATACCTCGTTTAGTAAAGGTTGTACCTTTTGGGTACGAGATAGACCCTGAAGATGACGAATGGCTAAACCCCATTGAGAAAGAGTTAGAGCTATTAGAGCTTGCAAAGAAACATTTAAAGCAGTATAGTTACAGAGAAGTAGCTGCTTGGATTACTACACAGTCAGGCAGAAGTATATCTCACATGGGCTTAAAGAAAAGGGTTGACCTTGAGCGAAAACGTAAAACAACTGCTAGAATCAAACGTGAGCTTGCCCAAAGGCTCCAAAAAGCAATCACGCACTACGAAACGCTCGAAAAAGAAAGAACAGGTTATTGCAGCTACGCCGACTAAAAAAGTTTCACGTGAAACAAAGAAAGTTCCAGCTACGGTTATACCTGCGCCGTATGACGTAGAGTATGCACAGAACATTGTCTTTAAGCCTAACGACGGGCCACAGACAGACTATCTAGCTTCTAGTGAGCGTGAGGTTCTGTATGGAGGTGCAGCGGGTGGTGGTAAGAGCTACGCGACACTAGCAGACCCGTTACGTAGCCTTAATCATAAAGAGTTTAGTGGCCTACTTGTGCGTCACACTACAGAGGAACTTAGAGAGCTTATACAGAAAAGTCAAGAGTTATATCCTAAAGCAATTCCCGGTATTAAGTGGTCAGAGCGTAAGTCTCAGTGGGTTACACCTAGAGGTGGTCGCATTTGGATGAGTTACCTAGACAAAGACCAAGACGTTATGCGCTACCAAGGACAGGCGTTTAACTACATAGCATTTGATGAGCTTACTCAATGGGCTACACCTTTTGCTTGGAACTATATGCGCTCTCGTTTGCGTAGTGCAGCACCTGAATTAGGTCTGTACATGAGGGCAACAACTAACCCCGGCTCTATTGGGCATCAATGGGTTAAGAAGATGTTTATTGATCCTTCAGAGCCTAACAAACCTTTCTGGGCTACTGACATTGAGACAAGTAAAACATTAGCTTATCCTAAAGGTCACACTAAAGAAGGTCAACCTTTATTTAAGCGTAGGTTTATTCCTGCAAGCCTATTTGATAATCCTTATTTAGCTGACAGTGGTGACTACGAGACTATGCTACTGTCCATGCCAGAGCATCAGCGCAAACAACTACTAGAAGGAAACTGGGATGTTAATGAGGGTGCAGCTTTTCCAGAGTTTAACCGCCAGATTCACGTTGTTGAGCCTTATAACATTCCTAGTGGCTGGGCGAAGTTCAGAGCTTGCGATTATGGTTACGGCAGTTGGACAGGTGTTGTGTGGTTTGCTGTATCTCCCTCAGAGCAGCTTATAGTCTACAGAGAGATGTATGTAACCAAAGTTACAGCTACTGACTTAGCAGACTTAATACTAGAAGCAGAGTCACAGGATGGCACTATAAGATACGGCGTGTTGGATTCGTCCCTCTGGCATAAAAGGGGTGATACTGGACCTAGCCTAGCTGAACAAATGATTATGAAGGGCTGTCGCTGGAGACCTTCAGATCGTTCAAAAGGGTCTAGGGTTTCAGGTAAGAACGAGATACACCGCCGTTTGCAGGTAGATGAGTTTACTGAGGAACCCCAGCTCGTATTCTTTTCTACCTGCACCAACTGCATAGCCCAGATACCAAGTATACCTTTAGATAAACGTAATCCAGAAGACGTTGACACAAACTCAGAAGACCACTTGTATGACGCACTAAGGTATGGTATCATGACAAGACCTAGAAGTTCCTTGTGGGATTTCAACCCTGCAACACAGAGAAGCGGTTTTCAAGCTGCTGATCCAGTATTCGGATATTAAATATGGACCCAGATGATTTCACAACAGACTTTGAAACTAACTTAGAGTCAGGACAGTCTTCACACATAGAGGACACTACTGAAGGCAGTATGCACGACCCTAAGACAGGTTACATAATTAATCTAGTTATGGATCGGTTTAAAAAAGCTGAAGATGCACGTTTTACTGACGAACAGCGTTGGATGGATGCTTACCGTAACTATCGGGGTATATATAACAACGAAGTACAATTCACTGAGACAGAGAAGTCACGTGTATTTGTTAAGGTAACTAAAACTAAAACTCTTGCAGCTTATGGGCAAATTGTTGACGTACTTTTTGGTAATCACAAGTTCCCTTTAGCTATTGATCCTACTACACTCCCAGAGGGCATAGCAGAGGCAGTACACTTTGATGCCTCACCTCAAGCTGAACCAGGAATAGATGAACTAAAAGAAACCTTTACGCCTCCTATGTTTAGCTCTGACGATGCAAAGCTGCAGCCGGGAGAAACTATGGATGGCTTGCGTGAGCGACTTGGTAGCATGGCTCAGAAGTTAGAGCCTGTAGCTGATAAGCTTATTGAGGGTCAAGGTACACTACCTACCAGCATTACTTTTAATCCTGCACTAACTGCAGCTAAAAAGATGCAAAAGAAGATACACGATCAACTAGAAGAGTCAGGCGCTAATAAGCAACTACGTTTAGCTTCCTTTGAGACTGCTTTGTTTGGCACAGGTATCATGAAGGGTCCGTTTGCAGTAAATAAAGAGTATCCTAATTGGGATGATGAGGGTGAGTACAAGCCAACTATTAAGACTGTGCCATCTACTAGCCATGTATCTATTTGGAATTTCTACCCTGACCCTGACGCAGCTAACATGGATGAAGCTGAGTACGTTGTTGAGCGGCATAAAATGTCACGCTCACAGGTTCGTGCTTTAAAGGGTCGGCCTTTCTTTCGTGATAACGCTATTGATAAGTCTCTTAGCATGGGCGAGTCCTACGAGAAGAAGTGGTGGGAGCAAGCTATGGAGGATGACGCTCAGAGCGGTAAAGCAGAGCGTTATGAAGTACATGAGTTCTGGGGCTTTGTAGATAAAGATGTTCTTGAAGACTACGGTGTAGATATCCCTAAAGAGTTAAAGGATGTAGAGCAGGTAAACGTAAACATTTGGGTATGCCATAATCAAGTACTGCGTCTTGTGATGAATCCATTTAAACCTGCACTTATTCCTTACTTTGCAGTACCCTATGAGCTTAACCCTTATAGCTTCTTTGGTATAGGTATTGCTGAGAATATGGATGACACACAGACGCTCATGAATGGGTTTATGCGTATGGCGGTGGACAATGCAGCTTTAAGCGGTAACATGCTTATTGAAGTAGATGAGACTAACCTAGTTCCCGGTCAAGACCTTTCTGTATATCCCGGCAAGGTGTTTAGGCGTCAAGGGGGCGCACCCGGTCAAGCAATTTTTGGCACCAAGTTCCCTAACGTGTCAGGTGAGAACATGCAGATGTTTGACAAAGCACGTGTATTAGCAGATGAGAGTACTGGCTTTCCCAGCTTTGCTCATGGACAGACAGGAGTGCAAGGTGTCGGACGTACAGCTTCTGGCATTAGTATGCTCATGTCTGCTGCTAATGGTTCTATACGGAATGTAATTAAGAACGTAGATGACTATATGCTTAAGCCTCTAGGTAAAGCATTCTTTAACTTCAACATGCAGTTTGACTTTGATCCTGAGATTAAGGGTGACTTAGAGGTACGCGCACAGGGTACTGAGAGCTTGATGGCTAACGAAGTGCGTAGCCAGCGTTTGATGCAGTTCTTGCAAGTAGCACAAAACCCTGTACTAGCACCTTTTGCTAAGATGGATTACCTTATTCGTGAGATTGCAGTTAGCATGGATTTGGACCCCGACAAGCTTACTAATAGCTTACAAGACGCCGCTATCCAAGCGGAGATACTGAAGCAGTTCCAGCAGCCTCTACCGCAGCCACAGGAGGGTGGAGTTCCCCAGCCGGGTACTACCCCACCCCAAGGCGCAGCGCCCACAGGACAGGCTCCTACGGGTCCACAGGACACATCAGGTGGAGGTGGCGGTAACATTGGTGTAGGCTCTGCACCTGCGCCGGGTGAGCAAGGATTTTCTGGAAGGCCGCAATAATGAGTATAGCTGTTTTATTAGGCAAGCAACTTGCTAGGGCTATCAGAGGTACTGGTGATGAGGTATCTGATGAGACTGTAGGTGCTTTGGGTAAGGCTCCAACGGTTTCTAAAAATATTGATGCTGTAGAAGATATTGCAGTTAAAAAAGATGTAGGGCAACCTAGTTGGTGGACCCCAAGTGAAGGTGTGAGTGAGGATATTATACCCTCCAATGCAAGTAAAACACAACGAGCTAATACTGAAGCAACGTATAGAAAAGTGCCTAATTTATTTACTAATACTACTAAGGATACAAACAGGTTAGATTTTGGTGCAGGTCTTGGTTTAGGTGGCGATATAATGAAGGCAGATACATATGAGCCATTTGCAAAAGGTTGGAATCCTGACTTTACTAGTCCTTCACAAATTGCAGATGAGTCTTACAATCAAGTAACAAGTTTAAATGTACTTAATGTTGTCCCTAGAGAAGTCCGTGACGATATAGTAAAAGATATTGGAAGGATACTAAAACCAAAAGGGGAAGCTATTATAGGTGTAAGAGGTCATATAGATGTATTTGGAAACAAAAAAAGTCCTGCAATAGGTATAAGGGGTTCTGAACCACACTCTATTAAACTCTCAGGCGGTACATATCAAAAAGGTTTTGAAAGATCAGAGCTATTAGATTATATTAAGGAAATATTAGGTGATACCTTTACTGTTAATCTTTTACCCTCTAGTGATAATATCACTAAAGCCGCAGTAAAAATAACTAAAAATACTGCAGCAGATAATATCCGTAGCTTAGTACAAAGGCCAATCAACAAATGAGTCAGCTAAAGAAGCTCGTAAACGATAAACCTTTATGGGATGCTTTTGAGGCTGAACTAGAGGCTAGGCTTTCTGGTGTGCATAGGACTATGGAGCAGGTAGATGGTGCAGATGTTTTGTTTCGCTTACAGGGTCAAGCGGCTGCACTACGTTCATTAAAGAAGTTAAGATTAGAGGTTAATGCTGATGGCTAAAGATACTGTTGAAAACCAAATAGAAGAATCATTAGGTCTTTACCCTAGATTTAATAGAGAAGAGGCACAAGCACAAGCAAAGCGTAAACCGCCATCTTTAGATGAATTAAATTACAACAAACCCCTTGTTAGTTATAAGAAAACTACTAACGCCCCTTCTGGTCAAGATAAAATTGCTGATATTAGCAGCTTAAGTAGATTAAATTCTCCACCGCCTCAAGGAGAAAAGGAGTCTTTAAACGTAGGACCATTTACTTACAATTCAGGACGAAATAGTCTTACAGGTAG